CAGGTTGCTGCCACGGGGGAGATGGGCGTCCAAGAACTGCCCCCTCCTGGGTTGATCGGAGTCCAGCCCGGATTCGGATTCGGTATCGGGTCCCACCCTCCGTATCCTGCCCCAACGTCTACGAGGGCGATTGTATCCGACGCAGACGCGACCATGCCAGCGATATTTGCCGCAACGTCCGTCAGGACGATGGCGTCGGAGGCCGACACCGACATAGCCAAAATGCCAGCCGAAGCGTCAGCCAGGATGATGGTGTCAGATGCGCTTGCCGATGCGGCAAAGTTGCCGACCGCCGTCTCTGCAAAGGTAATGGAGTCCGACACGCTCTCTAGGAAGGCAAAGCCGCCCGTGGCGGAATCCGTAAGAGTTATCGTGTCAGATGCTGCCCCCAGGAAATTATAGCTTATGGCGGCAGAGTCGGTCAGGGTCAGGGTATCAGACGCCGCAGCGAACCAGTCTGGAGCCTTGGCCGCAAAGTCCGTCAGGACGATAGCGTCGGACGCGCTCGCCAGCATGCTGAGGCTGCCGTTGGCCAGTTCAGACAGCACGAGGGTATCCGACGCGGCGGCAACACCCGACAGGGTGCTGTTGGCAGCATCCGTCAGGACAATGGCGTCAGACACACTCTCGGCATAGAAGGCGTTGGCTAGCCCACTGAACGAAGCGCCGCTGAATGGGTAGAAGCCAAACACCCGTCTTTATCCCTCAGCAGGATCGGCTGGAGCAATAGTAAGTTCGCCAGCCGCCACCAGCGCCATCATGTTTTGGTAGTCAGTGTTCCCAGGGTCGATAGGCACGCAGGTAGGGACACCATTGATGTCGCAGAATATACCAACGGTGTTGCCAGCCGTGTCATTGTAGTATTGGGCGTTGGTGTACATGGCTCAGATTTCCGCTGAAGCTGTGAAAGAAACTGCATACACAAAACTTGTGGACGGCAAGTTTCCGGTGTTGCCAATAGAGTCAAATCCATCGGTGGTAATTGTGCTTACAAAGTTAATTGGTGTGATGCTGTTTGTGTTTGAGACGTAGGCGTTGCCTACTGTGCTGCCAAGATTGGAGCCTGCGAATACTGTGATTGCTGGGGTGGCCCTCATTGTGACGCCAAACTTTGCGCCCCCACGCGCAACAGTGCTGTTGCCGCTGTTGCCGTTGAAGTACGTCAGAGCGTCATTCCTATAGTAGTACCTCTGGCACAGCGACAGTTCCTGCCCGTACTGCCTGCGTTCAAACGGCGTTGCGGCGGTGCCAACTTCAAGCTGGACGCCGGTCAGGTAGCGGTTTACGCCTGCTCCCGTCGCGCCCCAAGCCACGACCACTTGGAGGCCGTTAGCAGCAGCAGCAGGAAGCGCCACACTAACAGCAAAGCGGGTCCAGGTGTTCGCAGGCACGGAGGGAAGCGCCGGAACGCTGCCGACCGCCGTCTCGCTGCTGTAGTTATCAACCGCATTTGGCGTTGTCAGCGAAAGGGTCGGCGTCACGGTTGCGGTGGAGAACAGCCAGCCAGAGATCGTCACCGTCTGGTTGGCGAGATCAAGGATGTTCACGCTCTCAATGCGCTGGGCAAAGTTCAAAACTGTGTTGCCAGTAGCGCCAGTTGCAAGGAGGCCCGTGGGGAAGCCAGCAAGACCCAAGTCGGATGGGGTGCTTACACTACAAGATGCCCCAGTCGCGAACACAAGCCACCTGTCGGCAGTGTAGATCGCGGTTCCGGCGGTGGCCGTGAACGAAGTACCCCTCTGTCTTATGGCCATATTGCCATTGATGATGCGGTTCCGCAGGAAGCTGCTCGCCATCGCCGCAGTGCCCGCGAAGGTTGCGTTGCCCGAAGCGTCGAGGACGATGTTGTTCGAGACAGAGGCGGCGGACTTGATGTTCGTCGCTTGGATTGTTGACATCAGGTGGCCTCCACAGCGTCAAGCTGTTCCTGCGTGGGGCGTGGCAGCGTCGGGTGGCTCCAGGCGGCAATGTAGTCGCCCCGACCATCGCTGTCGTTCTGGAGACGGATGACGGTTAGGAAGTCCTGCGTCACCAGCGTTGGGTAGATCGCCATGATGCGGTCGTAGAGGGTCATCATGCAGCCCTTGCCAAGAAACCGTTAAAATATGTGTATGCTTGACCCGTGCCTAGGTTAACCGTTACGCCAGATTGTTGATACCAAAACATCTCAACGTAATCGGTTGTGCCGTTCATATAAACAAGACTTGCAACTGTTGACTCGGAAGGACCATTTATGACGCTAGACCATACACCACGCCTAAACTCGAAGCCATTCTTGAATATTGCAACTAACTGGTTAACATAAGCGCCGCCAAATATGGCTCCGTTAAACTGGTAATAACCGGCCACATTGGGCGTGAAGCGAGACAGCCCTGTGTCAAAGCAACTGTTGGTGTCAAACTCTTCAGAAACAAGGACAACCTTCGTAAAGGTTGCCGTTGCGGTGTTTGTGGCAGTGCTGGCAAATGCTCCGAACGCAGGCCCAGCAAGCACCGAAACACCACCAACTGTAGGCGGCGAGACAAAGTTCACAACGCCGGTAGCGTTGATACGCATGACTTCCGTGCCGCCCTCTGCAAAGGCGATGGTGTCAGCCGCAGGGAAGAACATTCCCGTGTTCGCGTCGGTGCCCTGCACGGCAGGCGTTGCGGCAGAGCCGTCCGTGCCAGAGATGCCGGTAGTTCCGTTGATGATGACGGGCATCAGGGGGTCTCCGAAGGAGCGATGACGAGCTTGCCTTCAGCTACCAGGGCCATGATATTTTTGTAGTCGGTATTCGCCTCATCTAGGGGCACGAAGCTGGTCACGCCGTTGATGTCGCAGCGGATGGCTGATTGGTTGCCGGAAAGGTCTATGTGATAGGTGGCGTTGGAGTACATTGTCAAAGCTCCGACGAAGCTGTCCAGGAGGAATGGCAAAATCCACTGCTACTGAGCGTAAAGCTGTATTCGGCGGCAAATTCTCCCTGCCCTCCACCGCCGGGCGTGAGAAATGGCCCTGAAACTAGTGCAGATGAAGACGATAACGCAACAGTTGTGGTAGCGGCTGCACGCTTCTGAACCTTCCAATAAACTGTTGTCGCATCTAGGTTTGAGGTTCCTGTCGTTATGAATCGCCACACAAAGCCACGTTCATAATACCTCTGGCACAGCATCAGTTCCTGCCCATACTGGCGGCGCTCAAAAGGTGTGGCTACAGAGCCAACCTCGAACTGCACGCCGGTCAGGTAGAAGGTCGCGCCAGCGTTAGCGATCCAGTTGACGCAGCCCGACGTGCGGAAAAAGCCGCCGCCAGCGCCCCAAGCTCCTGCCGTTGTGTTGCTGTTTGAGCCGGAACCCAGATCAAAGCAGACGCCAACGCCCAGACCATTGCCCACATTCTGCGTGCCGCTGGTGTCGCCCGGAATGGTGAGCGTCTTAAACTCCCAAGTGTTCGCCACGTTTACGGTGTATGTCGTGACATAAGATCGGGTGTACGCGGCGCTCTGAATGCCCACACCGTAAGTGCCGGTAACAGACGAGCGCACCCAGAAGGACAGCGTGACAGTCTGGGCCGATGCCGTGCCCCAACCCAAGTCAGAGGTGTTGAAGCCTTCAATGCGCTGCTCAAAATCATACACATCGCCAGCAGCGATTGAGGCGTCGGCGGTCTGTACAGTCAGGGCTGCTGAGTAAGCAAACCCGGTCGGAACAACTGCCGTAGACTGCTGGTTGGCAATAACACCACCACCCGAGACGCGATTGAGCCAACGATCAAGCGAGTAGCTGTCAGAACTGACGTTCACCGAAGACGTGCTATTCCGTTGAGATACGGACATCGCACCATTGATGATGCGGTTCCGGAGAAAGCTGCTCGACGGCACCAGACCAGCATTGAAGGTGGCGTTGCCCGAGAAGGTCGTCGTGCCAGAGTAGGTGACGTTGCCGCTGTTGTCGGACGCGATAAGCGTGCCATCGACAGTCGGAAGGTTCAGCGTCGTTGTCGTGCCGACAGCAGGCACGTCCATTGTGACGGAGCCGCCACCGGAGGAGTTGAGGCGCACGGGCATCTTAGATCACCGTCCATGTGCTGCCCGAAGGCACGGTTACGGTCACGCCGCTGTTTACGGAAATCGGCCCTGTCGTCATGGCGTTATAGCTGGTCGGGATCGTATAGTTGGCCGACACTGTAGTCGGGTTCACGAAGAACGTGCCAGCCACATCGCCATTGACCGTAAGACGAGAGACAGCCGTACTCGTAGCAATCATGAAGTTGGCGTTGCTGTCGATACGGGCAGACTCAACGCCACCCTCAGTGAAAGCAATCGTGTTGGCGGCAGGGAAAAAAATGCCCGTGTTTGTGTCCCCTGCCGCTGTGATGGACGGCAGGGACACAGAGCCTAGATTGAACTCAACCTGAGCGTTGCTGTTGATACGAAGGGCCTCAACGCCGCCCTCAGTGAAGGCAATCGTGTCGGGGCCAGGAGAGTAGATGCCCGTGTTGGTGTCGCCCGAGAACGTCAGACCTGGGGCAATCGAGGTTCCCGTCACAATGCCAAGAACGCCGGTCATCGTGTCGCCAGCCTTGGCGACAGCGCCCAGGGCAGTCAGAGCATTAGGAGCCGTCGTCGCCCCAGTACCACCGCTGCCAATCGCCAGCGTACCCCCAAGGGTTACTGCCCCAAACGAATCAGTGGACGGCGTAAGGCCGGTAGAGCCACCGCTGACAGACTGAACGGTCCTGCTGGCAGGCAGGCTGATAAAGACATCCTTCGTGCCAGCGCCGAAGTTGACGATGCTGCCCCCGTTACTAGACGAGAGGATCGTCGTGCGAGCCAGGGTGGACGGGGCTGTGAACGTGCCGATACCAACTTCCCAGTTGGAGCCGCCCTGATCCGCCGCCGTGTAGTAGGTCGTGTCGCCCGTATCGAGAACCGCGTCGAACGTCTGATACCCAGTGACCGCACCAGCAAGGGCAATGCTGCCCGTGCCAACGGTAACGCTGGATTCCCTGACGCGATCCGCAATTACGAAAGGCATCTCAGTTGATCCTTACAATCGCGCTGAGATCGGTGATCTGAGGGAACTGGACCTCGAACCTGTTGTTCACCGCAAACCTCGTCGTGCCGAAGTCTAGCACAAGGCAGGCCGGGTTGGTGTAGCTGTGCGCTGGGGTCGTGTTGTAGATCACTGCTCCACGAGCAGAGAACGTCGCAGAGAGCCACGTCGCTGTCTGGAATGAGCAGACGCCAGCCAAGTTATACTCGGTTGGTCCTATGTTCGTGAGAGCTAAACCCCCAGCAGTGTAGCCGCCTCCGGAGATTTCCCCCGTCGTGGTGTAGGCAGCCGTCGTGGAGTTCAGGGTCGCAGCCTCAGTGTAGAGGGCGATCTTGAACGTGTCCCCACCGACCGTGCGGAAGTCATGCACGCCTTCGAGAATCTGCTTCTTGAAGCTCGTGCAGAAGGCTTGAACGATTGCCATCGGCTAATCCTAGGTCGGGGCGATACGCGGCATGTCGAGGCGGAAGTTATCGCGCTTATCCATGCCTTCGCCCAGATTCTTCAGCCTGCCAAGAGCCTCGTCGTACCGCTGGCGGTAAAGGGTCTGAAGGTCAGCATCGCCCTTCATGTAGGTGTAGGCTTCACATAGCGCCCCGTAGAACAGGACGCTCTCCGTGTTGTCGCCAAGCCAGGACGTGCCCGTCTCCACGATGCTCGGCGGCTCGTAGAAGTAGTGAAGCTCGACCTCGAAGAAGCTGCTTGGAGCAGGCGCAACCACGAACGTCGCGTCGTTGAACAGCGCGTAGTAGCGAGGCACGCCCGTCACCGAAGGGTTCGGGAAGGCCTCGTTGATATACCCAACCTCCTTCTCCAGCATGTAGGAGTACACGCCGGAAGCGCTCTTCACCGCCATAGAGTAGGCGGCGAGGAAGTCTGTGGGGCAGGCAAGGTACTTGTTGTTCGCCACGAAGTTAGACGTGGCGTTGCGCTTGAGGACTGGGATCTGAGCGGACTGATAGATCCGGTCCTCAGCCAGCCGAACGATGTCAGGAATGGCAGCCACGAACTCCGTCGAGGAGTTCTGCGTGTAGTCCTGAAGGAGAGCTACAAGCGTCGTGTAATTCATGGCTGCCTACTTCCCTCAGCCCATTGGGCCGCGAGCCATAATACCCTTGGTGGCCGCGCCTGTCCCACGAATCTTCGTGGCCTTCTTGGGCGAGCCCTCATTGGCAACAATGGCGTCGTTCGGGGCCTTCTGGATACCCTTGTCGGCAACCGGCTTCAGGTCATACGCGCTCGCGTCAACCGTCTTCACGCCGTCCGGAGTCTTCTTGCCGTAAACGGCACCGCCCGTCTGGTTCATGGCACGAGCGACGTTCCGCCCGTACTTCTTCATGTCCATGCTGGTCGGCGTGTGGGCTTTGCCCTTCATGATACGCTCCTATCCTACAAAGATAGCAACGTTACCCACGTTGCCGTTCGTGGTGGTGGCAGAATTGCCAACCGGGTTCCAGCCGCAGAGGCTTCGGCCTGGGTTAATATCCGGTCTCGGATCCTGCAAAGCAACCGGATCGTTGATCGGGAACTTGCCTAGCTGATACTGTGGATGGTCAACGTCGTTGCACTCATCGCACACCTTTAGGCCGGTCGGAATCTGGTTGACGACCTGCCAAGTAAGGTCTTTTAGATCGTACCTCTGGTAACAACGATCACAAAAAGCGTAAGCTTTGTTGCCACGAGCAAACTTAACTGCCATTTGCGTACACCTTTACAGACTCACGCAAGGCGACAAGATTGTCTCGTATCTCGGCCCTAAGCGCACGCTCCTCTTCTGGCATCGCATTCCAGGAGCCCCTGTATTGCTTGCCGTCGTTGATGGGCCAACGCAAAGCTTCTGTGACCTGTTCGTACTTCACGACGCAGTATGGCTGAATAGCCTTCAGGAAGGCAAAGGCGTTGGTCCCAGAAAGGACAAGGCCCCATGTGTAAACATGGTCCTTCTTCTTTTCGTAGGTTGCCTTGCCCTTGTTGAGCCGAATGGACCCGCCAAACTTGTTGTTGATTAGCTCAAGCGGCCTTCTGTCTTGCTGGGCGATGGAAACCTGAAGGTAGTAGTTCCACCCACCACGAACGCCGCTGTTCTTGCAACGGGCCACCAGCACACAGCCTTCCCCGTCGAAGAAGCCTGCTGCCCAGATATCAAAGTGGGGAGACTTGATGTCGATCATGGGTAGGACGACCAGGGCACGAAGCGAGCAGGCTCACGACCGCGATCTTCATCCGCAGCAAGCTGGAACTGCTCCATGTATTCCTGCTTCAGCAGGGGAACCCTGGCCGCAGCCTCCGGGCGCTTCATGGCGATCTGAAACGCCAGTCCTGCCACGAGGCACGGCACAAAGCGCACCGGCATGTCCATCACGTCAGTTGACGTAGTAGCATCCTGAATCCGACGCATCGTCCAATACAGGATCGTGTACGGCAGATCGGGCACAGGCCACAGCGTGAACTCAGGATTCACCTGTCGGTTCACATAAATCTGAAGAGGACGACCCGTCGTGTTCTTGTTCGGTAGGGCAGCATAATCGCCCAGGCCGATACGAGACACGGTGTAGTCCAGGGCAGAGCCACTGGTGTTCACCCGGATCATCGTCTCGATGATATCAATCGTGTCGGCAGGCAGGGAGTAGGTCTTAACGCCCGGCGTGAGCGCGACATTGTGTTCCTGCACGGTCCACAGGTTCAGACCCCTGTTGGACCACTCAGCCGACAGGATGTTCAGAGAGCGGCGCGCAGTCCGGAAG